GTATAACACTTCTATCTGGCGACTTCGGAGTGTACTTCCAATCGACAACCTTCCTTCGGCGTTTGTTGACAGTTCGGAATCTAACATGGATTTGTTTCTCCCATGTTAAACTTACCGGGCTATCTTCAAACAAATCGTGATACAATCGCCACATACGTGGCATTGGCGGCTTACGCCGGCATTCTGAGTACCCGTGTAGACGTTCATTGAAGTTATACCAATGACCGTATCTCAAAAAAGGAGGTTTAATCCTTCTATGGATTTTATGGGGTTCTAGCTCAGTTGTATCATCGAGTCCTTGTAATGCGAGCCAATAATATGGCATTACCATTTTGACCTTGCGGTCACCTGGCATTTCGCAATAAAACGAGAACTCATACCAAAAGGATCCTCCTATGAATTTTCTTGAAATAGGAGACCAAGGCAAAAGCTGGCAATCCAAGGGTATGTCTCTTGGGTCACTAACTTTAACCCCGGCATGGTCCGGAAAGGATGGTGGAACACGGTAAACAGGCAACCCGGTGATGGCTATTTCTGTTAAGATACAATACAGCGTGCTGCGAATTTCTTCAGCATACTCGAATCGTCTTAATAAGCCATTATAACATTTGTATAACCAGGTCACATATTTATTGCGTGTCAGTACACGATGTTCATCCGGTAAGAAGAACGGACGAACATCAGCCCCGCGATAGAAATCTGAACCGCAGGACTCCCTAAATGGGTAATGAACAAAGGTCTTGTCCATATTTAGCTCCAGGCCTAGCTTGGGAAAAATCAAGGCCACGTACTTATGAAGCTTGCTAGGATATATGAGATCATCTCCATAAACGGAGATTCTCCCCCTAACACCCGATAGTTCCGCTATGGCCTTCAGTAATACATAGAAGACCAAAGTCTGAACTGGAAACGTCAATGCATTCCCCATCGGCAAAACCGATTCTGTGTAATGCAATGAATCCTTTTCACCAACAGATACGACTAGTTGGCGACAGAAGGTTTTCTTCATTGCGCAGTACCACTCACGTGGTAGGGTAGCACATAGCAGCCAGCTCAGCAAGGAGTTTGACGCACCAACAAGATCAGCGGTAGCACCTTTTAGGTGTACACTCATCTGCTTGACATACTTACGATGCTTTTGTTGC